TGCGTTTATATGTTCGCACGGATGCGCAAGGACCGCAGAAGTTTTGGCGCACTCGCAAGGTCAGTCGTGCACGCAAGGCGTATCTTTTAGGCGACAGTGAGCGCAAGCCATCGCCGAGCGTAATGAAGTCGGCAGCAACTGCAGGCGATTTCGAGGAGGTCGTTGATGCGCATCCAGTCCTTGAGTTGTTGCGCAAGGCGAATCAGTACGAGGACGGCTTCTCGCAGTCCGTCATGCGCATGCTCTACATGGAACTATGCGGGAATGCATACTTGCATGTGATCATGGACAAGGCTCTCGGCGTGCCATCGGAAATTTACACAGTGCCTGCGCAGAATGTCACGATCCTGCCTGGAAAGACTGAACTGGTCGAGGCGTACTTGTACGGCGTTGATCGAAACTCGATGCAGCGGTTTGAACTCGACGAGATCATCCACTTCAAGCGACCCAACCCTCGCAACTTGTACTACGGACTCGGCAAGGTCGAGGCTGCGTACGGAGCGATCCAACAATCGCAAGCAGCGCACATACAGGATCTGTCGTTCCTTGAGAACATGAGTCGTCCCGACTATGCAGCCATTGTCAAGGGTGGCGCAAGCGAAGCATCGATGCGACGATTCGAGGAGTCGATGCGGTCGTTGCATCAGGGGACACGCAAGAGCGGGCGCATGGTCACGATCAGCGGCGACATCCAACTGATGCCGCTGAATTTCCCAAGCAAGGATCTGACAGGTCGAGATGACATCGTCGAGGAGATCTCTGCGTGTTTTGGCGTGCCAGTCTCGATGCTGAAGGCGAACGATCCGAACCTCGCATCGGCGCAAGCTGGATACTCGATGTGGCGAGAGACGACCATCGCTCCGATCTGTCGCATGGACGAGGAGACCTTGAACAGTCGACTCCTGCCTATGTTTGGCATCCACGAAGATGCATATCTCGCATACGACAATCCCGTTCCCGAGAACCGAGTCGCAGACTCTGCCGAGCGATCGGTCGCAGTTGCCGGTGGATGGCGCACACCCAACGAGGCGAGACTCGAAGAGGGCTACGAAGCACTAGAAACACCGCACGCTGACATGCTGCATGTCAACGGCTTGCCACTCGGTGGAGTCGTTCCAGTCTCACCGTTCGGCGCACCTGCTCCGCTACCTGCGTACGCAGCACCTGCACCTGCACCAGTCGAAGAGCCTGCGCAGTTGCCACCGACTGCAGAGGTCGAACAACCTGCAGCCAAGGCGTTGAGCGATGTCGACACGACACCGACTGACGAGATGGCGACACTCGCACTCCGAGGCCTCAAGTACCGTGAGGAGTTTGGTCGTGGTGGAACTGCCGTAGGCGTTGCACGAGCGAGAGACATCGGCAACATGGTTTCGCTTTCGCCTGACACGGTCGGACGCATGAACAGTTTCTTTGCTCGACATCGTGTAGACCTCGACGCAGTCGGCGCACGATCAGGCGACGAGGGATACCCGAGCGCAGGCGCAATTGCGTGGATGCTTTGGGGTGGCGATCCGAACAACCCTGATGGCGCAGGCGTTGCGTGGGCAGCACGCAAGGCAGAAGAACTCGCAGGCGAAAGCAAGGGTAATGCTGACATTATGTTGCAAGAAATGGCACGAGAAGAAAAGATGGCGAATGCACGAATCAAGATCGCAGCGATGGAGGCGAAGGCGTGGGACGCAGTGCAGCAACAACCAAAGATCGATGCGCTGCAAGCAGAACTCGATGCGATGAAGGACCGCACAAAGTCACTCGATGAGATCGTCACGATGCTGACCGAAGCACTCGGAGACGAGGCGTGAGCGACAAGGAAAAGATCAAGGCTGCAGTGAGCAAGTTGCGCAAGCGTGATCCTCGAGTGATCGCCATCCGCAACATGATTGCGCTGGCGAAGGCGAAAGGAACACCAGGCGAAAAGGGTCTCAACGGACTTGACGGAATGCGTGGTGCAGACGGCATCAACGGCATAAACGGCATCGACGGTCTTCGTGGTGCGGATGGACTTCACGGCGCAAAGGGACTTGACGGACTCAAAGGTGAGATCGGCGCAGTTGGTCCGCAGGGCGAAAAGGGCGAAGCCGGAATGATCTGGCGTGGCACATATCGAAGCGACATCGAGTACTCGATCGGCGATGTCGTGGGCGTAAATGGCTCGGCGTATGTGTGCGTCGCTGCAACGAACCAAGCACCTCCAGTCGGGTTCGGTTGGGAGTTGCTCGTGAGTCGTGGTGCGCAGGGCATTCGTGGCATCAAGGGCGAGGATGGAGTTGGCGGCGGCGGCGGACCTGCAGCCGCAGGCACATTGACGGGTGCAACGCTTGCAAACAATGTTGTTAATTCAAGTTTGACATCGGTGGGCACGCTTTCCGCATTAACAGTCACGGCAACGATCGCAGGCAGCATTGACGGAAATGCCGAGACGGCAATTACTGCACTGACCGCAAACACTGCAACGACTGCAGGCACGGTCACAACTGCAGCGCAGCCGACGATCACCTCGGTCGGCACGCTGACCGCCGTGAACACAAGCGGCGTGATCACAGGCACAAACACAACTGCATCGACATCGTCGACGACAGGTGCAGTCATCATCGCAGGTGGCGCAGGATTTGCCAAAGACATCAACATCAATGGTGTGAGTGCGGGCATCGGAGCAGGAACAAACAACACAAAATTTGGAAAAGATGCACAGTCACAAATGGCATCGGGTGGCGAATCATGCTCTGCATTTGGATTTCAAGCAGGATTTTGGAACTCAACGGGTGACGGGAATAGTGGATTTGGCGCAAATGCTCTGCTGAACACTCGCACTGGTAGTTGGAACACTGGGCTCGGAATCAACTCGCTCCTGACGAATCAAAGTGGATCGCATAATGTCGCATGTGGGCTTGAGTCTCTCTACTCCGTAGTTGCAGACAACAATACTGGCATCGGTTCAAACAGCGGATACAACCTTGCAGGCGTAAGTACAAACAATATCTGTATCGGTTACATCGCTGGAAAGTTTCATGCAGATGGCACAACTGCGTTGACCGCATCAAGCAATTCATGCTACTTGGGAGCAGGATCACGAGGTCTCAACAACAGCGACAGCAACTCAATTGTGATCGGGTCGTCGGCGATTGGACTCGGCGCAAACACGACGGTCATCGGCACATCGTCCACCACAGAGACAAAGTTGTTCGGTAAACTGACTCTCGATGCGACCGCTTGCATCTCTGCAGCGTCGGCAACTGCGCTTGCGATCAAATCTCAAGTCCCCGCAGGTACGGGGGTCACGCCGACCATACAAGTCATCTGACCATCGTCAGCAACTGCATTGACAAGTGGAGCAACTGCACAAAATGTTTTCTCTCCAAGTGGCTTTGACACGATCACCGTGCAGGCTGCAACGACATATATGTTCGATGGTCTGTACATTTTGAAAACTGGAACAACAAGTCACTTTACATCTATGAGTTTTGCATTGACCACTGCAACAATTACAAATATGACATGGTTTGTTCTAGGCACTGCAAATAATGGTGCAGGTGGGCAAGCCACCTCACAAACTACAACTTTTTACAACTCAAATTCTGGTGGACAAATTATAGGTGCGAGTACCAATAGTCATACTCTCATCAAATTTGAAGGCATTATGCGAGTCAACGCTGCGGGAAGTGTTGTGCCTCAAATCACATTCAGCGCAGCACCAGGAGGAACGAACACACTTGAAATTGGCTCGTACCTTCGGTTTTATCCAATCGGATCAAACACGATCGACAGCGTCGGGACGGCAATCGGATGACTCACGCCAAGGCATGCCCATGCAAGAATTGCAAGGCTGCGAAGCCGCCGCTGTGGTGGATCGACTTCACCGCAGAGAAACAAATCATCGTCAAGGACGGAATCACCGAGACATTCGAGGCAGCAGAAGCAAGGGCAGTTCGTGCATTCGCCGAAGGCATTCAACAGGACATCGACAAGGTGATCGAAGAAGTCTCACGCAAACTCTCTGCATCAATCCGTGCAGGTGACACGGTGACACAGCGACAACTCGAGGAAGTGCAAGCAGCACTCAAGGCATCGCAGAAGAAACTCATCGACGATCTCGCCAACACGGCCAAGCCGTACGCACAAACAATCGCAGAGGCTGGATTTGATCAGGGCGCATCATTAGTGAGTGGTGCAGCAGGATCGTCACCTGGTGGACCGAACAACCCACTCGGAGGTTTGCTGTCAGGCAAGGCTTCCGAGTTTGTCGTCGAGGCGACAAACCGTGCAGCCATTCGCATGGCACGATCAGTCTCTGACTCGCTCGCCGAGCGTGTGTCGAACATCATTCGCATCGGCATCGAGGAGACAGCGACAGGCACAGATGTGATCGGACTGCTCGAAGAAGCAGGCTTTGACGAGAATCGTGCGCAGACGATCGCACGGACCGAGTCTGCTCGTGCATACACCGATGGACAGAATGCAGCGTGGGAGGCGAGCGGAGTCGTCAAGGGCAAGACATGGCTTGTGTCTCCGTTCGCTTGCGAGTTCTGCGAAGCCGCAGCGAAAGAGTTCGGCGAGAAGTCAGTCGGCGTGAAGGATGCGTTCTACGAGCGAGGCGCAACGATCACCGGCGCAAGTGGCGCAACTATGGCACTAGACTTTGATGACACGAGCGGACCACCGCTACATCCCAACTGCAGGTGCAGCCTGCTACCAGTAATCGACTACGAAGGACCTGACGAATGAACCTACAAAAAACCTGCAACGCAACATTCAAGGCGATCGGCGATGGACTGACAAAGTTTACGGCGATCATCACAACGCACGCCATCGACCGAGATCAGGATGTCGTGATCCCGAGCGGCATGAACTCCAAGGAGTACGAGGATAACCCCGTGCTCCTCTACTCGCACGACCCGAACAAACCTATCGGAATCATGAAGACGATGCGCCGAGGCGAAGCGTCGATCGATGCGGACTTTGAACTTGTGCCTCGCCCTGATACGCATGTTGGCGAGTGGCTGCCTGACACCGTTGGCGCACTCATGAAATTTGGTGCGCTGCGTGGCGTGTCGATCGGATACATGCCAGTCGATGGCGGCGTGCGAAGGGCGAGCAAGGAAGATGCAACAAAGTACGGCGCAGGCGTGAAGCAGGTCTACTCGAAGTGGAAACTCCTCGAGGTTTCCGTTGTCTCGATCCCGAGCAACCAGGAGGCGTTGATCAACGCAGTCAGCAAGGGAATCGTCAGCACCGCAAGCCTCAAGGCTCTCGGCTGCAATGTGCCTGAGCATGTCAAACTTGCACCAGTCGTTGTCGAACCCAAGCAGATGCACCGTGTGCAGATCGTCATGCCTGCGTATGTCAAGTCTGACATCGCAGACGCTGCGAAGGTTGCGATCAGCAAGATGCGTGGACAGTTTCGCTGACCCGCCTATAGTTCAACATACAGGTGATTCGGATCGGTGACCCTAAACGGTCGAACGAGTGACTCGAACTGC